TCCGACGCGCAGAGGGTGGCAGCCTGCTGGCAGGGGGTGTGTCGATGATCCTCGCAGGCAAGGAGGAGGGCATCACGCGCGATGAGCTGACCCAGAAGTGGATTCAGGCTCGTGAGGCGCAGAATGAGTGGTTGCGCCGCCAGGTCATCGACTATGACAGGGTGGACATCCTGGCCGAGGAGCTGCTCAACTACCAGCTCCAGCCGTTCCACACATTGATGCTGCACTACTCCCTGCGGCACCCCATCAGCCTGCAGATGGCCTTCCGTGGGGCGGGCAAGACCACCTCTGTGGAGATTGTCCGCATCATCTATGACATCGTCAAGGACTTGAATGTACGCATCCTGATCGTCAGCAAAACACAGGGGTTTGCGACAGATATCCTCCGAGAGGTGAAGCAGCACCTGGAGGAGAATGAGCGTTTCAGGGAGGTGTTTGGTGACTTTGTGGGCGATGGTAAGTGGACCGACACCGAGATCACGGTGAAGGGACGCACCAAGCCCATGAAGGAGTCTACCGTCACTTGCGTAGGCATTGGCGGGCAGCTTGTCGGCAAGCACTTTGACCGGGTGTACGGCGATGACCTCGTGGACGAGGACAACAGCCGCACTGAGAATGGGCGTAACATTACCAAGACCTGGTATTACAAGGTCATGCACCCGACCATGGAGCCGCACTGCGAGCTGCATCTGTTCGGGACGCGCTATCATTTCAGCGACCTGTACGGTTGGCTCATCGAGAATGAGATGGCTGACTGCCGCCAGATTGTCCCGGCGTTGGATGAACAGGGCAGGAGCCCGTGGCCAGAGAAGTACCCCAGCAGCTTCTTCATGACCAAGCGCGACAACCTTGGCTTGGTCATCTTCAACTCGCAGTTCCAATGCGACACTGAGGCGATGCGCGGTGAGATCTTCCAGCTGGACTGGATGGGCGAACCGTGCAGCCTCAGTGATGTGCCAGCCAAGGCACGCTACCATGCTGGCATCGACCTCGCCATCAAGACCGCTGAGGCCCACGACCTGTTTGCCATGTGCGGCATCGGCGTCCACGGGCCAGACATCTGGGTGGTGTCGCTGTTCGCAGGACACCTCACCTTCAGCCAGCAGACCACCAAGATCAGGGAGTGGTGGGAGACTGGTATGGGTGGCGTCTGCGACAAGCGGCGCATCGTGTCCTTCGGCATTGAGACAAATGCCTATCAGGACGCCCAGTATCAGCACCTCAAGGAACAGTACCCAGACATGGTGATGAAACCCATCACCACACTCAAGGACAAGGTCACGAGGGCGCATCGCCTCGCTGGCCGGTTCCAGGAGGGGCGCGTCCACATCTGCAAAAGTGTGTGGAACCTGCTTGTTGACCACTTGCTCCAGTTCCCTGGTGGGCGCTACAAGGACGTGTTCGACGCCTTGGACCTGGCTGTTGCCACCGCATACCAGAAGCACCGCTCACGCCGGTCTGGCGAAGTCGGCCTGATCTGAGGGATTAAACCAATGTCTGAAGCGACAGCCAAGCACACCGCCCGCAAGCAGCGTGTCCTCGTCATCGAGGCAGACGTGGACGTTGAGAAGGCAACCGAGGAGCGCGGTGTCAGCCATGAGTCTGTGTGGGAGAAGTTGGAAGGAGCCACCAGCAACAGGACCATCAAGCCGCCCTTCAACCTGTTCGCCCTCACGCTGTTTCGTGAAAAGAACAGCGAGCTGGGGCAGTGCATCGACGCAATGTCCACCAACATCTGCGGCTTTGGCTTCCAGCTACTCGATGCGATGGGCAGGGAGGTGGGTGAGATGCCCGCAGACGTGGACGTTGAGTGGGAGCTGGCAGATGAGTTCATCCGCCACGGCGATTGGGGCAACCAGTCGCACACGGCTGTCCGCAAGCTCATCCGCGAGGACCTGGAGGGCACCGGCAATGCCTGGCTGGAACTGGTCGAGACGGCGGGCAATGACATCATTGGGTACAACCACATCGCAGCCTACCGGATGCGCCTGTCCAAGATGGATGACGCACCCACTGCCTACACAGACATCCGTGTCGTGGGTCGTGGCCAGAACCGGCGCATCAAGGAGGTCAGGCGCCGCAGGTGTTTCCGGCGCTACGTGCAGCTGACCAAGAGCGGAGTTCACGCCAAGCTCACCTGGTTCAAAGAGTTGGGTGACCCTCGCCCTATCAGCCGCGACACAGGCGACGTGCTCACCCCTGAGCAGATTGTCGAGGGCGCGGTGGTGGCCAACCCCATGGTGCACTTTCGGCTGGGGCGTTCACGCAGCCCCTATGGCCTGCCGCGTTACATTGGCAACATGTTCGCCATCCTCGGAGGGCGCGCAGCTGAGGCCATCAACTACGCCACCATCAGGAATAACAACATCCCTTCGATGCTCCTCCTGGTCTCCAATGGCGCCCTCACCGATGGCACCATCCAGCGCATCAAGGACTTCACCAAGACAGTCATCGAGGACAGTGACAACCGCAGCCGCTTCCTCGTCATCGAGGCTGACCCTGACGAGGCAGAGGTGGGCGGTGGCCAGGTGAAGATTGACGCCAAGCCGCTGGCCCAGCTCCAGACCGATGACGCCATGTTCCAAAAGTATGAAGCTGGCAATTCCAGCAAGGTGCGCCGGTCCTTCAGGCTGCCTGAGGTGCTGGTGGGGCTCGCTGGTGAGTACACCGCCAATAACGTGGAGTCCAGCCGCCGCATCGCTGATGAGCAGGTGTTTGCTCCAGAGCGTGCCGAGGAGGACTGGATGTGGAACCGGGTGCTGCGCTACAAGGGCGTCAAGCACCACATATACCGCTCCAATGGCCCCAACGTCACCGATGACGAGGACATGATCAAGGTCATGGCCGCTGCGGAACGTTCCGGTGCGATGACTCCGCGTCGCGCCACCAAGATGATCGAGGACATCATGGGTGAGAGGATGCCGCCAATGGACCCCTCGATCAATCCAGACATCCCATTCAGCCAGCAGATGGCTGAGTCGGTTAAGAATCAGGCCATGCCCAACGAGGTGGGCCAGCAGGTCACTGCACTCAAGGCACTGCGTGACAAGACCGTCGCCATCCTCAAGGCACAGGCCGGTGGAGGGGCGATGCCTGGGGTGGTGGTGAGTGCTGACGTGGCTGACAACGTCGTGGCTGGCATCGATGACTCCGTGGTCCTCAGCGAGGAGGTGGCCGTTGACGGCCAGACCTTCCTGCTGCTGGACCAGGGCTTCGCAGTCGCCATCATGAAGATGGGACAGGCGCAGACCGAGGGCGACAAGTGGCGCTACCCGGTCATGGATGTCATCCCCATCGACCAGCAGCCCTGGGCCAGCGTCGGAGCTGCCACTGGGCCGTTCATCGACGCAGCCTGGGTGCTCTGATGCCCCTGGCTCATGCCTCTAGCGGCTGCGGCTGCGGCCTGGGCCTCACAGCCGTCAGGCACGGCGTTGCGGTCATCAAGGCCAAGCAGTCGGTCCCTGAATATGACGATATCGAGGCCATCCAGGACGCCATGGGCGAGGCACTGATGGTCGAGTGGTCCGCCTTCGCAGAGGAGGGCATCGCATCGGCGGTGGCTTCGCTGTCAGGCAAGGCGACGGTGACCAAGGCGCACGTCGCCACCGCATTCAAGAAGATGGCGGCGCCATTCAGCAACTGGCCGTCCAAGGGTGCCGTTGCGATGATCAACGAGGGCGTGGGTGAGATGTACCGGCTGGCGCAGCAGGTCATCCTCAACAAGCATGCTGGGACCAAGGGATACGACAAGCAGCTTGTGTTCAAGGCCAAACTCCAGGCCACCTTCAACGTCATCGACCGCACAGCGCAGGAACAGCTCAGGAAGCAGCAGGTGTTCTGGCTGCGTGACCACTACGATGACACCACGCGCAAGGCCATCAACTACGCAGCTGGGGAGGAACTGATTGGCATGCACGGCACCGCCGCAGGTGAGCTTCTGCGCAAGGAGGCAGAGCGCATCCACGGTGTTGGCGAGTTCGTCACGGCTGGGCACGCCTATTTCACCGGCGTGGCGGTCAACGCCTCCACCACGGCGCGCGTCAGTGGTTCCATCCTTGAAATGGAGGAGCTGGGGATTGACGGTTATGAGATTGTCAACCCCATGGATGAGCGCACGTCTGACATCTGCGCCGACCTCAATGGCAAGGTGTTCCCGGTCAAGGAGGGCGCTGATCGCGTGCGCCAGCTCCTCGCTGCCGAGTCGCCAGACGAGATCAGGGCGCTCCACCCGTGGAGCCCCAATGACTACGGCAAGGTGTTCGCTGACCTCGGTGTCGATGTGGAGCGTGACAAGCCGATCACGCCGGACGCAGCAACCGTCCTGTCCCAGGCTGGCTATGGTATG